CAATGCATCTAGGTAATCATATTTCTCTTTTACAAACTCTTGTACAGTTCCATCTTCTGTCACACATAGTATAACAATCTGATCTATCTCTGTACCAGTTCTTTCTTCATACATCTCTGCATAAGCAGAACATTGAATGTAATAGTTTTCATTCCAAGCGTCACTACGTTCTTTGGTTGAGGTCTTAAAGTCTATAATCGACAGCACTCCATTGTACTCTGCGATACAGTCAACTCTACCCGCCACCTTGTATTTATCACTATAGAGTCCTGCCTCCTGTGCATGGATGTTATCTATTTTTTGCAGGACTTGATTTTTTAGTTGATTAAACAAACATAAAGGTAAAAAATTCTTCTCATGCTTTTTCCATTCTTCTGGAAAGTCAGTACTCATATTGTTTAGATAGTCCTCACACATATGGTGAACCTTAGTACCACGTGCAGCAGCCTTGCCAGCAATGTAGTTTGCAGTCTTTTCACCTACACGTTTACGCCACTCAGTCAGCCCAGACTTATTACGGACTTGTAGAATGGTTGTGATTGAGGGATACTTGTTTCCTTCTGGCGTTGCATAAAGACGAACACCGTCAGTTGTTGTTGCGCTTATGGGGGGCAACTCCACGTTCAAATGGTTAAACATTATTTATTAATCTCTTTGTGGTTGTAAAATATAGAGTTTCGTTTAGCAATCTCTTCTGCTGTTACACGCTTCTCTACGGCATGATCTGTTACGAGTTTATGGATGCCACCCCATTCTTCATTACGTTGGGCATCAATCGCATCATAATCCCAGACCTTATCACTTTTTCGGTGAGTCACATTTTCCATAATTTATCCTTCATTATTAATTACTATACCTTGTTTACCTTACTTTGTCAAGTCACTTATCCATAAATTCTGGATAAGCATTTCCTGTACCTTCGTACATATCAGAGCCAACTGATTCTTCTTCTTTACCTACACGAATACCAATAGTCTTATGTAATACCCACCATATCCCTAAAGATGTGATGAATACAAATCCACCGATAACACCAATACCCAATACTTGAATCAATATTGATGCATCTGAATTAAAGATAGGAACTAATAGTAGTCCAAGTATACCAGCAGTACCATGTACAGAAATTGCACCTACAGGATCATCAATACCCCACTTCTCAAGGAGTGTCATAGACAGTGGGACTAGTATACCACCTAACGCACCATAAAGTACAGCAATCTCTGGACTTGGTGAATATGGATCAGCAGTAATAACTACCAATCCTGCCAATGCACCATTGAGAGTTACATTGAGAATGACTTTCTTTGTCCATAGTTTAGATACAATCATAGCACCCAACAAACCACCAGCGGCGGCCATGTTAGTGTTGACAAATATCTTACCTAATGCATTTGCATCTGCAATGGTAGAGAACGCTAGTTGCGAACCACCATTAAAGAAGAACCAACCTAACCATAGAATTAATGTACCTATTGCAACAAGAGGCATATTTGAGCCAGGAATATTTTTCGGTTTTCCGTTCTTGTCATACTTTCCATCACGAGCACCAATCATAATTACAGATGCAAGGGCGGCCGCCGCACCAGCCATATGAACTATACCAGAACCAGCAAAATCAAAAAATCCTAGTTTACTTAGGAATCCACCACCCCAAGTCCAAGAACCTTCTAGTGGATAGATAACTGCCGAGAATATGGCTGCAAATATTAGGAATGACCAAAGTTTCTTTCTTTCTGCGACTGCACCCGAAACAACAGACATTGCGGTTGCAACGAATACCATTTGGAAAAAGAAATCAGCATACATGGAATGTGTATCTGGTTCATTCCACCCATACATTAACCTGTAACCTAAAAACAAAAATGCGATAGATGCTACTGAAAATAGTGCTACATTCTTAGTTAAAATTTCTGTGACATTTTTGGTTCGTACTGAACCTGCTTCTAGGGCAGTAAATCCTGCAGCCATCCACATAACCATTGCACCCGATACTAGAAAAAATATCGTGTTCAATGCATAATTTATTTCGATCATAATTTATCCTTTTATAATATACCGTTTCAAATTAACCTATTACTTTTAATATCTCAATAACATTATAGGCAAAAAATACAAAAACTATTACCCCTATCACTATTATATACTCCTCATCCTTTCTACTAAACGATCTGCACGATTAGTAACCTGTTTGTACCAACTAGAATCAACCATCTCATCTGCAGCCATATTCCAATCTTGTGCATCTACACCACGTTTCATACCCTTGAACTTACTCAAACGAGGGCGTCCCATATTGAACATCATGTTTGCAATTATTCTTTGAGCATCTTCTGGCAGTTCTTCGAAGTCTGGGTAGAGGGTTTCGCAGTCAGACACAACTCCCACAACGTCTGAGGCAAACGCTTCTTTGACTCGATCTTCACTAACTTCGGTTCCTGTATCACTTCCATATTCGGGGTCAGAATCCAATATGAGATGCCCGATGCCAAAAGTAGGATAACCAAGATGATCATTATATATTTCATACTTGACTCCTTCATCATTTTCTAGCTCCTCTTGTAATTTTTCCATATTCATTTGATTAATCCATCCCTATTCCAAGTTTGATCTTGTTGATCAAATAGTTTCTAACAAAACCAGAACGTACAATATCACCTATTGTAAACTCTGTACAATTAAATTCTTCCATCTCTTCTAGGATACGTAGAAAATCATGTAGGCCATTCTTCTCATTGGTTCTCTGTAGATCAGACTGATCAAAGTCACCACAATACATAATCTTTGAGTCTTGGCCCACCCTAGTCGTGATAGTATCCAGTTCATGGAAGTTCATATTCTGACACTCATCCACTATAATGATAGCATTATCTAAAGTTAGTCCCCTTAGAAAAGAAGTCGAAAGAAAAAAGAGTGTTCCTTGTCCCTTGAGGCGGTCATACAGATTACTGAATGATTGCTCGTTAGGTTGTTCGAACATGAACTGCACCATGTTCTGATATGGAACTTGATAGAGAGCTGCCTTATCTTCTTCATCGCCAGGGAGGAAACCAATTTCACGTGTAGGAATAAGCGACCTAACCAAAACAACTTTTTCATAACTAGTCTTTAAATCCAAGACAGACTGCATTGCAAGATACAACGCACAAAATGTCTTACCTGTACCAGCTGCACCAAATAGAAATTGGTTCTTATTTTTCTTCCAAGTTTCGAAAACCACTTTTTGATTATCTGTGATTGGTTTAACTGTAACTAAATTCGAGATATTTATTTCTTTATTGCCTTTTTTAGCCATAATAATTCCTATAATGTTTTTTTTCTACTTGCAGAGAAACCTGATCGTTCTACAACTTTTCTATGTTTATCTATAGCATTCCTAGTCTTAATCTCTTGGTGTGATTGAGTACTACCACCAAATTTATCTGCTAGAGGACTGCCTGGATGTGCCGCACTAATACGTTGCATATTCTCCTTAAACCCCTCATCAGTTTTTGGCCCAACACCCATCACGTGATCGCCGACTATTGCAACTGGTACAATGACTTGAGTTATGTGTTGATTTTCTTTTAGAAACTTTTCTCTATCTGCCATAGAGAGAAAGTCATCCCACTCTATTCCAGATTTTTCATCGTAAAACGTATATGTTGGCATTAAAAATTAAACTCCATTTGTTTAGGATCACCACCCAGTCTTTCAATCTTTTTGATCAGCTCAGAATTGTGTTCAGTGACTTCTTTAAGATGACTTAGTACTTTATAGTGTGCTTCTGTAAGTCCAGCCATGTCAATTTGCATAGGACTCATATTAGACTTGTCCTCTCGCAACTTCCTGCCCATGTAATCCCAATAACCTTCTCGTCTTTTCATCGGAACTATCCTTCCACCACTTAGGGATTGATCGTTTCTTCCAAGTTGCAAAACCTGACTTCTCTACTATATAGTAAGTTTGGTAAGCAAGCACAGTATCATCTTGCTTACATTCTTCAGGAATACACTGTGGTGGGTCTACAAATTCAACCCATTCCTCTAAAGAAAGTTTAGTAGGAGCAAGGCGAAGGGGTTCAATCAATCGCTCTGTCGCATGGTGTTTACCGTATCTGAATGTGTATTCTTGCATGAGTGCGAGCATATGATTATATAACCACGCATAATGATCTGGACTAGAACGTACCCATATTGTACTTGGATGATTCTTATGAGCCATCTTGTACAATCCTGCTGAATCTGCATAGTCATCACCGTTGCATACACGATGAGCAGTAGATAACATTTGAGCAGATTCGAGGATCATCTTGACAACATGTTTGTCGCACATCATTTGAGCTGCAACGACAGGACTCCTATCTAGATAAAATATATTCACTAGAATAAAAGTCCCCATGTCCAGATAAGTGTGTTTGCTACCACAATACCACCTATAATAGTTAATCCTACAATCATAATAAAAATACTCCTTTGTTGTTAATGTTCTTATACTATACCCGATATATACACAAATGTCAAGTCACTTCTGTATATAGAAGTTCAATAAGCTCAGTGATAATTTCTTTTTGTTCCTCTGGTGTATTATTTGGCATAACTGTTATGTGTTCTCGTAGGAAAAAATTATTAAGCAAATTCGTCATCTGGGAGGCTCTTCCTGCTATCCATGATTTATTTTGTTGATTGCCTCGAGCATCTTGTCTAGTCTGTGCCTCTTCTGGGGTTATAGTCAGCAGA